TCACAAGTTCTCAATAAGTTTATCCATCATATCAGCTGTTTCTTTTTCTTCTTCTTTTAGCACATCGCTATAAACATCCAAAGTTATATTAATATTCTTGTGTCCTAACCGAGTTGAAACGTACTTAATGTTTGCTCCTGCTTCAATTAAAAACGTTGCATGGGTATGTCTTAGGCCGTGTACGGTTATGTTTTGAACTTCTGCTTTTTCACATAACAGGCGAAACATATACGTAATTCTTGATTGTTTGATAGGTAAATTTCGAGAACTTAAAATAAAATAGTCCTTATCGCTTAAAATTATCCCTTCTCTAAAAAGCCGTTCTTTCTCATGATTTTTGTATTTTTTTATTAAAGTGAGTAATGAGTTGTCAAAATAAACTTTACGAATACTAGTTTTTGTTTTCGGCTTATTTTCACCATAATCGCCACGTGTAGAATTGATATCGAAATATTTTTCGTTTAAATCAATATCACTCCAACGCAGCCCCATCAATTCACCTTTTCTCATTCCAGATTTTAGCAGAGTCAAAAATATAACTTGCGTTTGAATATCTTCGTTTTCTAAAACCGCTATAAATCGCTGTAATTCCTTTTTAGAGAATGAACGAACATTATTACTTAAATCAAATTTAAAGCCTGTTAGCGTGTTGCTAGGGATGATTTGATTGTGTACCGCAGCGTTAATCATCCTCATTACAATTTTATGCCACGTTTGAATCGTGGATTCTGTATATTTGTTTTCTTGTCTTAATTTGTCAATAAATTCTCGCTTATAGGTAATCTTATTTAAAGAAGATAGTTTCTGATTTCCAATTAATGGTGATATGTGAAATTTGATAGCAGATTCAATATTTTGTTTTGTTGAAACACTCCAATTGTCTTGGGCGTAAGGTATCCAGACTTTGATCCATTCATCTATGGTGAGTTGTTTATTTTCGATGAAGGAAGTATTTTGTGTTTCTAAATCATATTGGATTTTTAGCAATGCTTTATTCGCCGCTCTTTCACTTTCAAATCCACGTTTGCTAGCTTCTTTTCGGTGTTTTAGAGAGTTGTAATAAGGATAGCGATATCCCCAAAAAGTTCCTTTTTTGTTTGAGTACGAAAAAACATATTTGTATTTTTTGGACCAATTTAGTTTCGCCATAGTTTCACCTCCAATATTCATTTAAAGCCCCTAACATGAATCGAACATGCTAGAACTCACCAGAGAGGGGAGAATTATTTTTTATCGAAAGTAATTATCCAAGACCCCATAAGGTTTTCAACTTTCTTTATTTTTGCAATTACTTTATCCCCTGTTCTTACATCTGGATTTTTGCTTGAAACAAAGTTTAAATGATCTCCAGTTTGAATTGTATATCCTAATGAGCCATCAGGAACATATTTATCAACTGTAAATTGCACAGTTTTACCTGTTAAATCTTCGCCGTTATTTAGTGCTGTTTCAGCTTCTTTACTAGTATAATCAGGCTTAACTTCTTTAGTTCCGCATGCAGTAAATACAATAAGCAATAGTAGTGTATAAATAAAATATTTAATCTTTTTCATAAAAGTTCTCTCCTTTATTTAATTCTTAGTGGTTGACCAGGATAAAAAACAGAGGTGTCAATGCCTGGATTTAGTGCAAATAGTTGTTCTAAGGTTAATCCATTCCTCTCAGCTACTTGTCGAGCTCCTTCGCCGCTTCGTACTTTGTCATATACGGGTTGTTCAACTTCAGAGCTTTGAGGTTGTTCAATTGCTGAAGATGATTGAGTAGATGGCAATGGTTGTTGTGATGTAGAAATTTCCGTGTTAACAGCAGCTAATTCGGTATACAAGTCTGTTAACTTATTTGCTTCAGCAGTATAAACATCTGTTAGTTTATTTGCCCATGATTCATATAATGAATAGTCGTCTTTATTAGAAAGTTGTATGCTTGCCATTTCCGAAATTCCAGCATTTGAAATATCTGCTAATTTTCCTATTTTAGAGTTTAAAACCTCAGCTAATGCTGAAACATTGCCTTTTATAGGTTCTCCTTCATTTCGCAGTTCTTCAATCAATATAGGTGTAGTTGTAGTCAACTTTTGAGTATAAGTCTCTAAAATTTGGGAATAGGTAGACCCACCTAATTCCATTTGAGTTGTTTCATCTGTTTGTGTACTTGAATAATGTATAGTTGATGACTCACTACTTGAGCTATTAATTTTTTTAGAATCAGAAATATCTTTCTTTTCGGATGTAATTGTGGTAGAGCTTGAGTTTTGCTTTGAAACCTGTTTAGTTTCGTTAGAACAAGCAGTCAGCAGTAATAATGATAAACTTAAAGTAACAATTTTTTTCATTTTTAAATTAATCCTCATTTCTGTTATAATATACTTGTCAGTAAATCTCAAAATGAGGTTTAAGTCCGTGTGCCCAGCACGGACTTTTTTTGTTTTAATTTTACCATTGCTAAAAATCTATAAAACCATCTTCACATAACTAATTAATTTTGTTGAATCATAGTTATATCTATATTGATTAATAGCTGATCTAGCTAAGCATGGATTTAATAAGAATATTTTTGTTAAAAAATCATATAACCTTACGTATAGTGCTGCAGCACTCATTTCAAATTCTTCGCAAATTTGACGGAAAGACATTTGTTTTTGTAAACATTCTTTCAATGCTTCATTGTTTATTAAAGCAAGGGATGCAAATATATTAGCTCTTATTTCTTTTGGTTCATCTTCGCTAGTGTATCCTTTTCCAGTAATTAAATCTGAAAAACTTTGAGACTTGCATTCCTTATTCATATCAAAAAAATAATGTGCAGATTCATGAAGTATTGAGAAATTTTGCCTTCCTTTAACCATTGTTGAATTATAGGAAATTCCGCATTTATCGTGAAATCTTATTATATTTCCTGAAAATATTTTTCTTGAAACATCACCGAAACTATAGGGAATTATGTCAACATTTTCTACGTCAATCATATAATCTTTGTAGTGTTTCCATCTTAACTCTTTTAATTCAATTCCATAGTAATTAGCAACTTTTTCAATAATAATATATGTCTGGTCATGATATTCAAAATAAGTATCGTAGTCTAAATACATAGGGGTCATCCAATCATTTGTTTTTAAGTCTTGATTTCATGAATTCTAAGTACTCTTTTAACTCTTCTCTGAGCTGATCTTTTTCGGATTCGGTTAAATCTTCTGTATTTACACGGAAGAAAGTTGCAATTTCATCTTCTTCTAAGTTATCAGAATTTGGATTATCAGTTCGTCCAAGCAAATAATCTACAGAAACATTAAAATAATTGGCAATTTCTTGTAGTTTTTCTGCGGTTGGTTGTTTTCCTGCATTTAAACTATAAAAATAATTTTCACCGTATTTTAACTCTCTAGCAACTTGTTGAAGGCTTTTGTCTTTTTGTTTTGCTAAATTTTTTATCCTTTCAAATGTTGTCATATCAGTATTCCTTTCCAACACGAAAAAATAATTTACTAAAAAGAGTAAAAAAGTCTTTACAAAATTACTCTATAGAGTTATTATTGATTCGTAAGTTAATTTGATAGAAAAGAAACAAACTAAAACACACCTTATTAGCATTGAGTTTGGCGACCAAGTGCATATGAAAGGCTTTGTTATAGGTTTATTTCTTTATGTATCCATTTTACTCTATAGCGTAAAAATGTCAACAATATTTTTTTATTTCTATCAAATTAACTTATTTAATACTAAAGAAAGGAGCATCAAAAATGCCAGACACATCAGTAAGTCGTCAAAAAATTCGTGATTACTTTGAAAGTAAGGGAATTTCGTTGGTTAGTGTTGCTACCTATTTTGATATTCCAAGACAAGATTTGATCGATTATCTGAACGGAAAAAATAAAAGTAAAAAAGCACACGAAACACTTTTGGCAATTATCGACTTTTACAAAATCAGATAGGAGGAATGAAAATGGAAAATTTCTTAGATACATCTTCAAAAAACTTTCTATACAACATTATTGAAAAAATCCTGAGAAAAATGTTTGAACAAGTCATAAATGAAGCTAGTCAAGGATTAAATGAACGTGCTGAGTATTTAGACATCAAACAATTATCGTCTAGATATTCAATGTCTGTTCCTGAAGTTGAACAAAATTTTGTAAAAGACAAACGTATGCAAATAATCGAAAAAAGAAAGCCTGGTACTAGCAAGGGAAAAAGATATTGGCCTGCTAAAGAAGCTATAAAAATTTGTAATGACATCATGAATCATTGGGATTAAAGGAAAGAGCAATACAGAAACAATTTAAGGAGGAAAAAATGGACAACTTAGTAATTATGAAAAACCAACAAGCAGTAACAACTAGTTTACAAGTTGCTGAAACGTTTAATAAAAATCATCGTGATGTTTTAGCAGCGATTGATGATCTAAAAGAGGGGGTTGCGGAAAATTACGCAGACCTATTTTACGAAGATAGTTATATTCATCCACAAAACAAACAAAAATATAGACAAATCATTATGAACCGTGACGGATTCACACTGCTAGCAATGGGATTCACTGGTCAAAAAGCTCTTAAGTTTAAACTGAAATACATTGAAGCTTTCAACCAAATGGAGGAACTGCTCAAAACTCAATCAAACTTACCGATGAATAACACAGAATTGTTATTAGAAGCTGCGTTAAAACATGAACGTGGATTGACTCTTGTAAATCAACGTTTAGATAAGCTAGAAACAGAAACAACAATTAATAGAAGCCAACAACGAAAGATACAAGGCCTAGTTTCATCAACTGTTATCAAAGTATTAGGTGGCAAAAAAACATCGGCTTATAAGGATTCAAGTATTAAGCAATCAGCATTTAGTAATTGCTATAAACAATTGAAAGCATTATTCGATGTAGCCTCTTATATAGATATTCCAAAAGTTCGATATGAAGAAGCATTAACTCTAATTCCTAAATGGAAGCCTGACTTGGAATTACAAGCAAGAATTGATATGGCTAATGGAAACGGAGATATGTTTAAAGAAGTGAGCTAGATCAGTAAATAAAAATAAAAGGATAAGCCTAACTTATCCTCAGTTAAAAGTAGTATCAACAATGATTGCTTTTGGATTCATATCATTCTTAATGGATTCAATGATTTCTAAAACAGAAGATTTGTAGTAGTAAGTTTTGCTTGATGCGATTATTTCATTTTCTTCAGTTTTAATCAAAAAATAGTATTTTTTATCAGAAGCTCGTTTAATCACAAAAAACATTTTTGCACCTCACTTTCAATTGAATTATATCAAAATATAGGAGGTTAACAACATGAAAGCAATCCGAGAAACACGATTAGTAGGCGCATTTTTATTGATGATTGTACTAGGAGTATTGCTGAAAAGCCACTTTTCAATGCCAATACTAGCAACACTAAGTGCACCTTTCTTTATCCATTGGTTTTTTAACTGGGATGAAGCAAAGTATCAATACTCTAAAAAAGGAGGCGATAAAAAATGTATGTAGCTATAGGCGAAGCTAGTAGAGAAACATATGTGATTGGAGAAACACAAGCGGAAGTCATGCGAAAGTTGTTTGAAGAATATCCGTATGTTTCAGCTGATAAAAACGTTTATCCAGAGAGATTAAGCATAGTACAAAAAGAGCCCCGAACGTCTGCAAACGAACAGGGCAAATATTGAACAAAAAAATTCAAAATTTATTAACTAAGGAGAGTATATCAAAATGAACGATAAAATTCAAAATTTATTAATGGAACTTGTTAAAGAATGTCGGAAAGGAAAAGTTGCGATTGTTTTGTCAACTGTTGATTCAGAAATGATGGAAGCATCCAGTGTTTTACTTGCAGGTTCTTTGCCTGAACAAGCAATTGCATTTAGTGAATTATTTGAAAAATTTAAAGAGGAAGCACTTGCTCATGATTGTGATTGTCCGCAATGTAAACAAATAAAAGAATCATTTATTGGTGCAGAATCATCTTCAACTAAACAAAATAATGAGGAAAAACTAGATATATTGTTAAAAGATTTTTTACGAGGTGAGTTGTAATGATTGAAGTAAGAGGTTTAGGTAACGACATTTACGAATTAATGCTAGCAAACGCACAGAATAACATTATTCAATCTGTTCGGACATCTGCATCTTATGGCAATACAAGTTGTGTGGTAAGCAGTAAAGGAGCTACAAAACCATTTTTAGATCAATTACAAATGCAAGGTGTCGATTATATCGAATTGGAAGATGAAAAAATAAAACTATTTTGGGAGGGATTGTAATGCCTGAATTTGATTCGCTAGGGGCAAGACAAGAGCCACCTGAAGAAAAAGAAGTGTTAGAGCTAACGTGGGAATACGATGAGGAGGAAGACGAAAGATGATTCAATCTACTTTATCCATGAGCCATCAAGAATGGCTTGAGGATAGGCGTAAAGGAATTGGAGGATCAGACGTTGCAACAATTTTAGGCTTGAATCAATATAAATCAGCTTATCAATTATGGCTAGAGAAAACAGGTCAAGTTGAGCTGAAAGATACAGAAAGCGAGCCAGCCTATTGGGGAAATGTTTTAGAAGAAGTTGTTGCGAAAGAGTTCCAAGAAAGAACAGGAAAAAAAGTTCGTCGTAGAAATCAAGTCTTCGAACATTCGCTCCATCCTTTTTTAAGAGCAAATATTGATAGAGAAGTGGTTAGAGAAAATGCCATTCTAGAATGCAAAACTGCAAATCAATTTTTAGCGAAAGAATGGGCAGGAGACGAAGTGCCATTGAGTTATCTTTGCCAAGTTCAGCATTATATGAATGTTTTGAATAAAGACTATTGTTATATTGCAGTTTTAATTGGTGGTCAGAAATTTATTTGGAAACGGGTAGAACGTGATCAGGAATTAATCGATGTACTGACCGAGCAATTAGTTGATTTTTGGGAAAATAACGTAATCAAAGGCGTTGAACCTATTATTGACGGAAGTAAGGCAACAGCTGACTTTTTAAAGGATAAGTATAGCGACATAGAAGAAACGCAAACTACTTTACCTGCTTCGTTTGATGAATTGTTAGACCAAAAAAATGAAATGAAGAAAACCAAAAAAGAGTTGGATGTAGCTATTAGAAAAATTGAAAATGAAATAAAAAGCGAATTGGGAAAAAGAAATGCAAGCATTGGTATTACTAAAAAACATATTGTTGAGTGGAAGGAAATACCTACTAAAAGATTGAACAGTAAAAAGTTTGCTGAAAAATATCCTCAAATTGCAGAAGATGAAGAAATATATATGGTTACTACGCCACGAAGATTAATAGAAAAGGAGATTAAGTAATAATGGCAACAAACGAGACCTTAAAAAATCAATTATCACAACAAAATCAAAAACAAGTTCCTGCGAATCAATTAGGTTTAAAAGGATTAATGAATACTCCTACTATGAAGCGGAAATTTGAGGAAGTTCTTCATGAAAATGCTAATGCTTTTATGTCAAATGTCATGACCTTAGTTTCTAATGATAGCTACTTGGCAGAAAGCGAGCCAATGTCTATTTTAAGCGGGGCTTTAACAGCTGCTACATTAAATTTAGGATTAGATAAAAATCTAGGTTATGCCTATCTCGTACCATTTAATACTAAAAATAAGCAGACTGGCAAATGGGAGAGGAAAGCCCAATTTATTTTAGGATATAAAGGGTATATTCAATTGGCTCAACGGTCAGGTAAATATAAAGCATTAAATGTTATTGAAGTCTACGAAGGAGAGTTACTGAGTTGGAACAGGTTAACGGAAGAATTTGAATTTGATCCAAATGGTAGACAATCAGACGATGTAATCGGATATGTTGGATATTTTGAACTATTAAATGGATTCAAGAAAACTGTTTATTGGACCAAACAAGAAATTGAAGCTCATCGAATTGCAAATAGCAAAGACAAAGAAAAAACAAAATTGAGCGGTGTCTGGGCTACAGATTATAATGCGATGGCTCGTAAAACAGTATTAAGAAATATGTTATCAAAATGGGGGATTTTGTCCATCGAAATGCAAGAAGCGACAACTTCAGATGAAAAAGTTCAACAAATGCAAGAAGATGGAAATATTATTTCCGAAACGGAAGTAGAAGAAAATACTACGATGAAAACAGCAGAAGTAATTAATGAAGCTGATTCAGATTCATTGAATCAAACAGATTTATTTGATACTAAAAATCCACCATTAGAGTAAAGAAGGAGATGTAATGGCAAGACCTGCAAAAGAAGGTTTGGATTATTTTCCTCTTGATGTTGGAATTTTTGAAGACGAAAAAATAGAAGCTATTGCTGGGGAATTTGGTATTAAAGGAGAACTTGCGGTAATCAAACTGCTTTGTGCGATATACAAAAAAGGATATTTCATTTTGTGGGATGATTTATCGCAAGCAACTCTTTTAAAACGCCTGCCTGGAGTAAGTAAGGAAATGCTCAATCAAATAGTGAACCGCTTAGTCTTATGGGGATTTTTTGATAAAGAACTGTTTGACTCGGTCAAGGTGCTTACGAGTGAGAATATCCAAGCGACATTTTTCGAAGCGACAAAAAGACGGAAAACACCAAAACCAACTAAATATATAGTTAATGTCAACAGTAACTCTCAAAATGAAACAGTTAATGCTGACATTAATACACAAAGTAAAGTAAAGGAAAGTAAAGTAAATAAAAGTAAAGTAAACAAAAAAGAAACAGAAAGTTGCATCAATCCGTTGTCACCTGAAACGTCGGTTGAGAAAGCATTCTTTGAAGAGCCGTTAGGTGAAGAAAAACTAACGGAGTTAATCCGCTATTATTCACAGAATGTAAGTCCTGCTACTCCTGTTAATATCACTGATTTACAATATGATCTTGCTGATTTTGACGGAGACCTCGAGTTATTGAAAGAGGCTGTTAATATCTGTGCTAGAAATAATGAACGAAGATATAGCTATTTTGCTGGTATTTTGAAAAATTGGCGAGCAAATGGTGTAAAAACATATGCTGATTATCTAAATAACGAGAGAGAACGAGCAGATAAAAAAACACAAAATAAGCAATATCAAAATAAACCTGTTCGGCAAGAAAAGGTGCCTGAATGGATGAATCAAGCGAACGGTGAAGAAGAAAAGCTATCACCAGAAGAGCAAGCTGAATTTGAAAGACAAATGCAAGAATTGTTGGGAGGAGAGTAAATCATGATTGAAATGAGAGTACTTGATTATCGAATTACTAGTGATGATAAGCAAGTAATCGTAAATAAAGCGAGACGAAACGAACACGGAGAGTTAACCATTTTGACTGATAAAGACGGTACACAAAAAGAATCACTCGCTTTGATTGGTTATTATGGCAATTTAAGTAAGGCTCTCGTCGCAATAGAACGCGATTATGTGCTTTCTAGTGGTAAAACAATACAAACAGTCAAAGAATACAAAAAAGAGCTAGAATCGATTCACAGCAAGCTAAAACGTGAATTAGATTTCGGGGAGGAATTTTAGATGAATGAATTAGTTAAATTAGTGGAAGAATGGGCGAAAGAAAAGCGTTTAGATAAAGCGGAACCTGAAAAGCAAATGCTAAAAGTGATTGAGGAAGTCGGAGAAGTTGGCGCTGCATTGGCAAGAAACAACGAAAACGACTTAAGAGATGGTATCGGGGATATGGTTGTGACGTTAATTATTCTCGCTATGCAAAATAACATGGATTTATACGAATGCTTAAATCAAGCATATAGCGAAATTAAAAACCGCCAAGGAAAAATGGTAAACGGAGTATTCGTCAAAGAAGCCGATTTGTAAGGTTCGAGGTGGAAGAGATGCGAATTATTCTACCGATTGAGCCCAAGCCACAAAGTCGCCCGAGATTTGCAAGGCGTGGAAATTATGTTAAAACTTACGAAGATCGAGCGATGAAAGAATACAAAAATCAAGTAAAGAATTATTTTCGTAAATCAAGAGCAAAGTTGATTGAAAAAGGGCCAATTTCCGCACATGTGACGTTTTACATCCATCCGCCTAAATCTGCCTTAAGTAATAAACAGAAACGCTTAGAAGTGGAATTAGAGCGAAAATATTGCGATAAGAAACCTGACTTGGACAACTATTTCAAAGCAGTCACTGATGCTGCCGAAGGTATTTTATATAAAAACGATGGTCAAATTGCTGTGATGGTTTGCCAAAAGTTGTACAGTATGCGACCACGAACAGAACTAGAAATTACAAGTTTGGAGGAACAAGTGTAGTGGGTAAAACGGGTAAACAGATCAAAGAGAATTATTCGGTTAGAAAGCGAGTAAAGAAGATGATTAAATTTAAAGAATTTAATATTCAATTATTCGACGTTCACATTTATATAAAAAGGCTAAGTAGTTTTAAAACCAACAAAAATAGTATAAAAAAACTAACTAGTTTCCGCTAGCTAGTTATAGATACATTTTCATCTCAGATAGAGACAATTAATAATACATTACTATGAAATTTAAGGCAACAAAAAAAGCCAGCTGACCACTAGCTGACTTATGTGGTAGAAACAACTGTTTTCCGCCAGTTGTTCTTTAGGTGTGAGTTAGCACTTTCCCCAAATAAAGTGCTATTAAATAGCCGATTAAAAATCGACAATAAATCTCTTGTAGAGACGTGTACTACTATTAACTGTTTACCAGAAGTTAATGTAGAAAAGGAGGAAATTTATTTCATAAATAAAATCCCCAAGAAAGTTAAAGTGATTATACCATTGAAAAATAGATTTGAAAATACTTTCTATGCCAAAAATATTTATTAGATGGAAAATATCAAATGAATAAAGATGATGTGAAAGATGACGAATGGAAGATTGTAAAATACTGTAGAATTATTATTGTTTTCTTTATAGTCAACCAATAATTTGTTGACTACAAACATGTATGAGTGATGAATATTTTGATAAATAAATAGCCAGTCGGTTTCCGCCGACTGGCTGAGAAGTGAATAGCTATTGGAATAGTATTCTTAGTATAATTTATATCATATAGAGTCGCTGATGAGCAAAGGATAAGCATTACTTATATATATTTGGATAAATAAAAAAAGCTACTTAGTTTCCGCTAAGCAACTCTTAAATGATGATATGTTTATTATAAATTATTATACCACAAAAGGAGCGATTTCACTTGATTAAATTGCTAAGAGAAGTAGATTTTCGACAAACAAAAGCGAATGCCAGAAATGTGTTGAAGAACTTTAGACGTTTAGAGCGAATAGCTGGTCGCTCTTTGATAGATTTAAAATCACCAATTATTACAGATATGCCTAAAAGCCAAAGTCACGGGAATAAAGCAGAAGATGCGCTAGTACAATTAGCAGATGCAGAAGCAGAAAGAGACGCAATTTTATCTGCGCTTATGGCATTGAGCCTAACTAGCAGACAAATTTTGCATTATAGTTTCTGTGTGCAGGATCATTACTCTAATTACAAGATAGCTAGGGAAGTTGGATATTCCGAAAGAAGTATTCAACGAATGAAATCAGAGGCTTTAATTGAATTTGCCGAAGCGTATCGAAATGGAAAAATAATTGCATATAAATAAAATTTTTGGCGGTTTTTTGGCGGAAAGTTGGCGGTTTTTATCAATATTTAGATGTTACTATGGTAGTGTCGAAAGATAAGGAAACGAGGTAAGGCATGCATTACCTATCTTAGCTCCGTTTCGCTTATCTTTGGAGGCTACCTACAAAAAAATAAAGAATAAGGATGTGGAAAGTCCAGTTCTTTCTGTCTCGTTTAGTCTAGGTAGCAAATATTGCAATAAACTTGGCATTAAGCTTACACGTAGACGTACGCTGAAAGCACTTGTCAAGATAGCGCTATGTAAGTTTAAGTTGCAATGATCACTCACAAATCAGACGTTCTCAAACTAAAAGAAATGGGGTGTAATTCCTCTCTCTTTTTTCTACAGGTTTGTGAGTGATTACTATTAAAAATTGAAAAATCAATAGATTTAAACCTAGTGAAGAGCATTTGAACAATGTGCTAGGGTAGTATGGGATAAGTCGATAACTAAAATGAATTGGGATACTGATTGATTTTAGTGGTGGATTTTACAGCAATGTAAAAAGGACTAATAGTAAAAGCTATTAATCGCAAAGTACTACGTGGAATTTGTGCAGGTGTAAGGTACGAAACTTTCGAGTGTGACAATAGACGCTCCAGTGGAGAATAATCTAAGTTAGGTGGAAGTGTGAGAAGCTTGGCAGACCTTAGAAAACTCAAACCAAGCGCTTTGCAGAGAAACTGAGAAATCAGTGTTTAACGAAAGAAGTCGGTACGAGTAGCTTAATGCAGCAATTTATTTACAGATGACAAATAATAAAAATGGGACTCTTATGTAAATGCTGAATGTTCAAGTGAAAGTTATTAGCCAGTAGAGCTAGATCATACAGAAAAAGCAAAGAGAAGCTATTGGGTAGCGCCCGATAGTTCAGCCTCTTTGGGTATGTGACTGAATAACACTGTAAACAAAGGAAGCAGGAAGAAAAGCCTAAATCTGTTGATTTTTGAGTTTTTAATCATTGCTGTGGCGGAATAGGTAGACGTTACTACGTAGAATAATCGGCTTTGGTGTTCGGTGTTTATATAGGCGTTAGTCTGTAAGAGTATAAGAGGACAATCACAAGAGCCTGTAAACAGCTGAGTAATGCGGTTTGAGAGAACCTCCTATACTCCATAAAATATATAATCTTGTGATCATTTGGTGCGGAGGCTTTAAACATTATTCGGTGATATCCGATGTAAATCTAAAGGGAGATAAACGGTAAAGATTATTCATGCAAGGTGCAAATCCTTGCCAGCGATATTGAGATTACGGTAGACAATCTCAAAAATGGCATAGTGGGAAAATCCTTTCGGTTGGCGTGTAGCATCTGGGATGCAACGAGCATATTGTGAGATAAGAGGCAGGTTCGATTCCTGCCACGCCAATAGGTAGCTTTGCTACTTAAATAAAAGAATCGTCAATAGATGTTTCTGCTACATTCACGTGAGGCACTAGCTTAAAAGTGCCTCTTTTTGTTTGGAGGTATTGTTATGTTTAAGTTATTTGAAATCATTAAGCAAGAAGATGCAAAAAAACTAAATCGTTTGAAAAAAAAATTAAAGCAGGCTACTCAACGTAAATGAGTGGTCTTTTTTTCGTACATAAAAAAACCACTAGACTATGGGTTCTAGTGGCTAGGTAGCATTCGTGAAAAATTAGTTGGTTGCTATTTACAAAAAGGAGTTGCTACCTAAAAGAATTATATCAAATAAGAATAGAGAATAAAAGAGTGCTTATTCACACCAAAACTTATTTTTATATAAAAAACCACTAGAAATGGGATCTAGTGGCTAGGTAGCGTTAGTGAAAATCTCGTGTCATTTGTAGTTTATGAACTTTAGCTATTATGAAAGAGTGCTACCTAAAACAAGTGTAACACAGCTGTCAAGTTTTGTCGGATATTTGGATTGTTTTCGCATGAAAAACCACCAGATAAAATATCTAGTGGCCAGACAGCAGATTATGTTTTGAAATAACTGGAAGTGTTACATGAAGCAAAAAGGAGTTGCTGTCTTGCAGTGAGTATAACAGGAATTGAAGCGTTTGTCTTACAATAAACAAATATACATAAAAACAATTAGGAGAGAGAACATGAAAAGTTATTGGTATGTATCGTTAACACATAAATATCCACAGCCGAACCGCTCAACTGGTTCAATGCGTGTTGTAATGTCTGTGCAGATAAAAAAGAATGTATCTATTGTCGAAATGACGAGAGAAGCCACACCAAAGGAAATTGATGCGTGCAAGCTTGTTTATTGTGGGCATGGTAGTTGGAAAGATAAGCATATACAAGAGAATGTAGAGAGGTATATTTAAATTACAAATAAACGTTGTAAGATGTTACTGATTTAATATTGAAATATATTTCAAAGTAAGATATTCTTTTTCTAAAAAAGGGGAGTATTATAATGGATATTCTTACTCTAATTCTACTTTTACCATTAATGTTTTTATTGTGTAGTCTTTTGTTTATTGTGTGTTGGCCAATTTATTTTGTAATAATAATGACTTATTATTACATTCGTTTGTTTTGTAAAATTATCAAAAAATTAGTTAGTGAAGAGTGGACCCCTCCAAAAATAGTTTTGGAAAGATATTATAGTTTATTTCGAACACCGTTAATTTTTTATTTTAGTTTACCAATGACAGGTGCAATTTTGGAAGAAATAATAACTACGTATTTTTTTAAACATAATTATGGGGGAGGTTCAAGTTTACGAATGTTTGTGGAGTGTGTAATTGTGTTAGCTATATTTTGGGGAAGTGTCTATTTGGTTTTTTCTTTTGAAAATAAGAAAAAAGAAATTAAAAAGACGACTAAAGCACATAAAAAATTTATAAAAGCTACTATGTTTCCATTGGGATTACTTAGCATTCTAGTATCAGTAACTTCAGTAATTAATATGTTTATTGATGCTGAAGTTAAGAAAGAATTTTTATCGGAACTTAGCAAGGCTGATTTTAACCCATTATATGTAGCATTTTGTATATTATTTATTATTATTCTATTACTGGAGGGAATTAGCTTAGTTTTTATTGAATTGATAGAACATTTTTACGACAATGAAAAGGAGTATGGATACTATATAAAAACTGTGTTCAATTGTCTGAAAAGACTAATTTAACAAAACAAAACTTAACTTAAAAAGAATGCGAGGTGGTGTGTATTGAATGGCAAGGAAACGTGATCCTAGACGTGACAAAGCTAAAAAGATTTGGCTAGAATCCAACGGAGAGAAGCAATTAAAGGAAATTGCTTCTGAGTTAAATGTTTCAGATTCTCAAATTAGAAAATGGAAATCGATTGATAAATGGAGTGCTGAATTGAAAGGTAATGTTACCAATGCAAAAGGTAACGTTACTAATCGAGGAGGCGCTCCTTTTGGTAATCAGAACGCAGTAGGCAACAAAGGTAATAGCCGAGCCTCGCCACCACTTGGTAATAAGAACGCTATTAAAACTGGCGAATACGAAATAATATTTGCCGATATGTTATCTGATGAAGAAAAGGACATCTATTCTAATCTGAATGATGATCCTTTTTTTATTTTGAATGATGAGATTCGCTTATTAAAGGTACGGCAGTTTAGAATGATGAAACGTATCAAAGAAGCTGAAAAAGGACTAAATGATGAAGAAGTTGAACGGTTACAACAGCTAAGGAAAATTAAAACACCGATTGAAAAAGACGGTAGAAAGCTAGAAATAAAACGTGAAGTTATGCAAGACGTTCAAGTAACTCGTAAAACATTTAGAAAGTTAGATGACATCTTAGCTATTGAAGATGCGTTGACTAGAATTAGCAATCAGTTAACAAAGGCTGTTAAGCAACAGAATGCCTTGCTAGCAAATGATGCCAAATTACAATTGTTGAAAGTTCAAACTGAAAAAGCTAAAGCTAGTTTAGGTGCTACAAGTGGAGACATGGATATGCCAGTTTTTATTGATGATATATCAGGTGATGGATATGAGTAAAAAACTATCTGAATTTCTTCCTAAAGCATTTCATACTACTTGGAAGGTAGCATTAAACTCAAATATATTACATGTTGTTGAAAAAGGTGGCCGTGGGTCAGGTAAATCATCTGGCATAGCGCACATAATCGTTCAATTGATTATGAGATATCCTGTAAATGCTGTGGCCATTAGATACGTTGATAATACGATTGAGCTATCTATTTTTGAACAGATTAAGTGGGCAATTGAAGAACAAGGTGTGTCTAAGTATTTTAAAGTAAATAAAAGTCCTATGAAAATCACCTATAAGCCTAGGGGGAATTATATTGTTTTTCGTGGCGCACAGAATCCAGAAAGAATTAAGTCATTAAAGGATTCAAGATTTCCATTTGCTATAGCTTGGATTGAGGAATTAGCCGAGTTTAAAACAGAAGATGATGTAAAAACCATAACTAACTCATTGCTACGTGGTGAATTAGCAGATGGTCTTTTTTATAAATTCTTTTATTCGTACAATCCTCCTAAGCGACGACAATCATGGGTTAATAAGAAATATGAATCTAGCTTTCAACCTGAGAATACTTTCGTTCATCATTCAACATATAAGGATAATCCATTCATAGCTCAAGCATTTATTGAAGAAGTTAATGCTACGAGGGCTAAGAATCCGAAACGTGCTGAGTGGGAGTATGACGGCAAAGCTATTGGTTCAGGAGTTGTTCCTTTTGATAATCTACGAGTAATAAAAGGATGTATTACTGATGAAATGGCTGCTAACTTTGACAATATCAGAAATGGTCTTGACTTTGGTTATGCTACTGATCCATTAGCATTTGTTAGATGGCATTATGACAAAAAGAAAAATGGCATCTATGCTATTGATGAAATTTATGGTGTGAAAATTAGTAATAGGGAATTTGCTAATAAAGCTAAGTCTAAAGGATATATATCAGATAGAATTGCAGCTGATTCAGCAGAGCCTAAATCCATAGCAGAATTGAACAATGAACACGGAATGAGCCACGTATTTGGGGTTAAAAAAGGCCCCGACTCTGTGCAGTATGGCGAGGAATGGTTGGATGATTTGGATTTTATTTGTATCGACCCACTAAGAACTCCCAATATAGCCAAAGAGTTTGAAAACATTGATTATCAGACGGATAAAGATGGCAATCCTAAGCCAAGGCTTGAGGATAAAGATAACCACACAATCGATGCAACAAGATACGCTTTTAGCGAAGACATGGAGAAAAATAATGTAAGTTTCATTAAATTTTAGGAGGTGGAATGATTGTTTCAAAGTAATTTAACATTGAGTCGATATAAAAGACTACGAACGAAATATTCTACGCAAATAAACGAAGAGCTGTTTGATCCAAATGACTTTATAACAGAGATGAAGCCATTTTTTGATGACAGAGAGCGCAAATACAAAGCTTATACAAGTGAAGAAAATGAGATTGATAGCAGACCTAAACCAAACACAAAAATTATAAAAGTGAATAATAAACTTCACGCTGGCTTATACAACACCATTGTTGATCAAGCAGCTGATCATTTCACAGGTATCCCAGTTAAATGGGATTATGATATTACAGAACAAAGAAAGTCCTTAATTCAAAAAACAAAGGATTTATTTTTAGGTAACGTCAGCGCAAAGATAAAAACACCTAAAGAGTTCGATAGACTAGCAGAATTAGTTAAAGAAATGCGATTCGCAATGTTGGATTCAGACACGGCACGATATCAAGGCGCTTGTGGGGTTGCTTTTCGTTTGTTAGAACCCGTTGAAACTGCGGGAGAGTGGCAATTGTGGGCATGTAATGTTGAGCCATGGAGAGCCGAAAAATATGAGAATGCAGATATTTTCATTCGAGAGAAATATGACACACACCAAAAGAAATTTTTCGAAGAAATGAAAGTTGTTACTAAGAAAAAAATCTTAACGTATAACAGATACGTTGAAACTAATTTAATGAATGCGGCTGAAACATTTAAATTGACATCAGAAACTGACAATCCACTAGAAACATTCTACCTATCAGAATTTAAAAACAACACGAATCGTTATTGTGATTTTGAAGTAGCGGAGGAACTTTCTGATGCATTTGATAGAAGCCTGTCAGACCAACAAAACGAGGTAGAGCAATTTAAATTAGCGTATATGATGATTAGCGGGTCCCGTTTAGGTGAAGAAGAAGCACAGAGGATGATGGAGCAATTAGGTATTATTAACTTGCCAGATCCACAAGCTAAGGTTGGCTATGTAACGAAAGATATTAACAAAGATTTCAACGAGTATCATCTTAATCAGCTGAAAAAGCTTTATTACACAGTCACTAAGTCAATCGACTTCAACGATGAAGTATTTAAATCCAATAGCTCTGGTGAAGCTCGCAAGTGGCAAATAATAGCACTAGAAGCCAAAACAAACACGAAAGAACAGTATTTCAAAGAAGGATTAAAAGAAGTTGCAGAGACGATGGCAGCTTTTATAAAATTTAACGATAAATTAGAAGTAGATGTTTCTAAAATTGTGTTTACATTTAGTCGTAGTTTACCAACTGATATTGGATATCTTGCTGAGGCGTTGCCTAAATTAGCACCTTATGTATCAAAACGTACTATCATTAATCAAATTCCATTCGTTAAAGATCCAGATTACGAGGCGGACATGATGAATTTAGAACAAGGGCAAAACTATCCAAGTGGGGAATACGGCAAGCTAGGCGGTGCGGATAATGACGAAGAAGAAAACAACGGCTAGTGAACGTTATTGGGAAAAACGCCGAGAATTAGAAGACAAAGCACGTTTGAAACTAGAGAAGAAAACTCTTAGTGAGCTAAAAACTGTTTTTGAACGTGCTTTAGTTAAAATTCAACGACAGCTATTGTCACAAGCGGATTTACACGACATCACACAAAGCGAAATGCTAGAAGACTTTAGCAAACGAGACCAAGAAAAGTATCGTAAATATATTGAGAAAAACTATGAAAAGTTGATGGAGTCTGACGAAGCTTATAAGCAATTCATAGATGAGTATTTCCCATCTTACGACTATGTAAAAGTCAATCGTCTATTACAATTACGAGCAGACATTTTTTCTACCCTTGCTGGTGAAGCAATAGCTAGTGATGTTAACGGTAAATTTAATAACGACTTAGAGAATATCACAAAACGAATCTACAATTCTAATTCTAATACGTTGATACAATTATTAGGCGGTTCAGCACCTGGTTTAACTAAGAATGAACTAGAAAACATCATGAACTATCCGTGGAGCGGAAAAACATTTTCATCTCGTTTATGGGGCAATATATCAACCCTAGAGCAACGTTTGAGCAATTCCATTATTAATTCATTGGCAAGTGGTGAAGGGGTTGTGGAAGCTCTTAGAACGATGAAAAACGATGGTGTTATTAGCGGTATGTTTAAGTTGGAACAAGGAAAGTTTAATCGTTCGATTGAAAATCTTGTTAGAACGGAATATTCACATTTTGCTGTAGAAGGTGTAAGAAAATCGCTAAAGGATGTAGGTGTTAAGCAAACACAAAGCTGGTCGGCAGAAGATGAGCGTGTTTGTTCTATTTGTGGTGGACGTCATGGAAAAGAGATTAAAGATGATTGGCATCCACCGTATCATGGACGTTGCCGTTGTACTGAAATACCAATTATCCCTGAAATTAGTGATGATATAGATAAATTGTATGAAGAAATGTTCGGTGATTTATTGGATGAATTCGCTAATAATAATTGGGGAATAAAATTAAATAGGAGAGGATGATAGCAATGAAAGGATTATTCGAAGCAGTGTTGAATCTAGATGTTTCCAACGGTACAGAAAAAGCCTATAAAAAAGCTTTTGAAGAAGAAAACGAACGATATTTGACCAAGCATACTTTGAGAGACGGCAGCGGTAACGTCATCAAAGATGAGCTTAAATCAGTTTGGGGCGGTAATTATTGTCACGTCGATATTTTGTATTCTTTACCAGGTAAAAAAAGTAAATTAACTATTTCGATTGTGTCTAGGACTCTGCAAAATGTAAAAGATGCTGTCACTGATTATCGAATGCTAGGCGCTGAACTGGTCCATAAGAATTGGGAGTGATTAGATGGATCCGTATGATTACTTAGATGCAGATTATGAAGAGCATTTACTAAGAGAAGAAGAGCAATTAAAGCCTAACAAAAGTTAGGCTTTTTATCTTGTCCGAAATGACGTTAAACTAGCGCAATGCTGGGCTTGATTGAATGGTGGGGCGCAATAAATAAATCTAAAGCAATGCGGGGCGTGCAAACGAATCGCGGGGCGAAAGGAGAAACAAAATGAAAACAAAAAAATTATTACCAATGAATTTGCAGATGTTTGCTGATGGTGGGGGAAATGAACCAGAGTTCACTATTGATGATTTTAAAGCATTTGTCGAATCGAATGAAGATGCACAGAAATTCATTCAATCTCAATCACAAAGTGCTGCAGACAAACAATTAGAAGCTTGGAAACAGAATAACCTCGATAAGCTAAAACAGGAAGCTGTGAAGCAATATGAAGAAGCGAAAAAGAACAAAACACCAGAACAGCTAGAACTTGAGAAATTAAAAGCTGAGTTTGAAGCAGAGAAAGCTAAGAGCCGTTCGAACGAAAATAAAGCTTTTGTTGCTGAACAAATCGCGGGGTTAGATTTGGATAAAGAATTGAAAGATTCAATTTCTCAATTCATGTTAAACACTTTAGTTAGTTCAGATACAGAGTTCACACAAAAGGCTGTAGAGTCATTCACAGGTGTTTTAAGCACCATCAATGAAAAGCATGCTGAAGCAATTAAAAACATGGAAATGACAAAAGCATTCGGTAATAAGCAACAAACTAATGCATCTGATGGTAATCAGTCAACGCAACCGATTGAAAATCCTAAAGAAGCATTAGGGCAAAAATTACAAGCATTCAATTAGGAGGAATTTATAAATGAAAAAAACTACAGTAAATAATCTAGAATACTTAGATATTTCACAAGAAATCAATGCATTACAACGTCCGTCAACACCTTTTTTAAGCTGGTTGTTGGGGGCTGGCAAAACACGTCCAGCAACATCAACAGAAATTAAATGGCGCGAATATGAAATGAACGGCGAAGACTCTTCGGCTCAATTAGAAGGCGGGGAATATAATGAGGCTGAATCAGGGCGTAAATGGTTCAATAACTACGCTGAAATTTTCCGTAAATCTACTTCCGTTTCAGGTACATTAGATGCTATCAATGTAAATGGCGTAGGTAGTGAATTAGCTAATCAAGTCTCTCAACGTGCATTAGAAATGAAGTTAGATTTAAACAAAAAGCTATTAATTGGCGTAAAAGCTGATGAAAATGGTTCTAAAGGGCGTCAAATGGCTGGTGTAATTAACTTAATCAACTCTGATAACTTAGTTAAAACGTCTGCAGCTGATGCAGTAACACGTAAAGATGTGGATAAAATGTTTAAAACTATGTTTGACAAAGGTTATGCAGGTGAAAAACTATGTCTAGTTTCGACTGATATGGTTGATTTAATGACCGATGAAGTTGATAAAGCAGGTACAAAAGTGTTTAATTTTGGGGATCAGGTCGCTTTTGGATTGCAACTAGGGAAAATCGTTTCAAATTATGGATCAGGTACAGCTTTAATTGAACCGTCATTGCCAAGTGGAACAATGATTGCTTTAGATACAAACTATGTGGAGCTACGTCCGGTACGTGAATGGCGCGCAGAGGAATTAGCTAAAACAACTGATTCAAAACGTATTGGTTTAGTTGGTGAGTACACGATTGAATACAACGCTTCGAATTCAGGGGCAATCTTAAACCTTGCAACTGCAACACCAGGTGAATAATTAAAAAGTAAAGGAGAATAATTATGGTTAAAAAGTCAGAGGTCAAAGAAGAAGTAATCGAAGAGACAAAAGAAGTAACTGAAGAAGTGAAACCTGAAACAAAAACATTCAAAGTTTTAAAAAATAAAAATTTCGTTGGTTTTGTTCATCCTGAAACACGTAAATTTATTACAGCAGTTGACGGAAAAATCGAAGTGAGTGTTTCTGATAAAAAAGCTATTGCAATTTTAGAAGAAGCTGCAGATTTAACAGAAATTTAGGTGATTATATGACAGACGAACAAAAACGAAAAATAATTGAATTGATTCAAACGATGTTGCCAAACGTTGCAAAAGAACGTATTTCGTCTGTCTTAGACCTTGTTCTTTTAGAAATCAGTTCATATAACACGTGCAAGATTGAAATTGATTGGGCGTTATTCAATTCGTTAATCACAGAGATTTTGTATCAATCACTTAAAAGCGAAACAGAACAAGCTGTAACTAGTGTTAAACGCGGTGATACATCTATTACTTATGCAACCACGCAGAATAGCATAATAGCGTTGTTAGGTAATTACAGCGACACTATAAAACGTTTAATTGGCTGTGATAGTGGGGTGTTTTTCTATTGAATGAAGCGGATATTTTGGCAATGACCTATCTTGATACTTGTGTTATTGAAAGAATGGGTGATATCGAAAATCCTGAAACAGGTATTACGGAACAAGGTTATTCACCAATTCATGATGGGAAGTTAAAATGCGCACTGTCTCAAAGTGGACTGGGTAGCGCTGGAAGCTTACCAGTTGTTGAAAACAAAGGTACCTTTAATATCACTTACGAAGATCAAAAATTGTTTTTAATGCCTGATGTAGATGTGAAAAAGGCCGACAGAATCACGGTCATTCAAAGTACAGGTCAAAAGCATATTTTATTTGCAAAGAAACCCTTTAACTATCCAAGTCACATCGAAGTGACATTGACAGGAAGTGCAATCGATGAGTAAAAGTGATTTTAGAATGACTTCGAATGCTGACAAAGTTATTGCAAACTTGAAGAAAATGACACCAATTGCTGAAAAAGAAGGTATTGCGATGGTCAATGATTCGTTAGCGAAGATTTATCAGTTAATTGTACCTATTACGCCGATTAAAACAGGTGATTTAAGACGTGGATACAGAATCATTAAAGCTAGAAAAACATCAAGTGGTAGAATCGTTGGCGCCTTAATTAACAATGAAAAATATTTTAAATATGTAAACGATGGGCACCGAACTAAGAATGGTGGATTTGTAAAAGGGCGATTCATGTTGCAAAAGTCTTATAAATTAGCTCATGCAACATATATTCCGAAACGATTTAAACAAATGGCGATTATCATTGTTAAGAAAGGTTAGATATGTACGATAAAATTTTAAAAATGCTTACTGACACAATAAAACAGTTCTCGAATGCGCCTATCTATCTTGATGATGTAATGCAATCGTCAGAACCGTTTTATTTTGTGTTAAGTCTTGAAGAGAGTCTGACTGATAATGTAGGTCAAAACGTTCAAAATAAAGCATACAATGTTGATATTGCACTGGTTGATAGTAAGAAAGATAAACAATTAGTAACAAGCCTAACAGAAAGCTGTGGGGCTTTTTTTAATGTGTTGAATTTGGACGGAAATGAATTGTTTCCAGAAGATTATCAAACGTTTAAAACAGACGGAATTCAACATATCAATTTTAATGTTGCGTTCCCACAATTAATTGAATGGAGTGAAAAATAGATGGCAAAAATGAAAAATGTAAGTGTCATTTCTGTAGAGAAGCCAACGTGGTTCCCACTAAAAGACGAAACGGGCGCTTTTCCAGTTTACGGAACGCCAATTACAATCGGTACTGCTGTCAGTATCAAACCAGATGTTACAACAGAAACAACGCCTGACTATGGCGATAGTGTAGTTCAAGATCAGTATGTTGCATTTGGTGGTGCAGAAGTTACTTTAGAAACAAACGGCTACCAAAATGAAGTTTTAGCTGAAATTACAGGGGGAAAAAAATTAAAGGGTGGCGTATTGCGGTCTGCGGATGATATTGCATCAGATGGAGCATTTGCTTACCGTCGCCGAAAATCGAACGGTAAATATCGCTATACGATTTTCTATAAAGGAAAATTTGCTTTAACATCTGATGAAACATCTACATTAGAAGGAAGTTCAGTATCTTATACTCATCCAGAATGGACGGGGTCTTTCGTTGATGTTCCAGGGTTGGGTTATATGTATTCCGTGGATGAAGACGATGAAGGTGTCGACTTAGAGATGATTAAAAACTGGTTTACTGAGGTAATGGATCCACGTAAAGAAAATACTACTGCTGTTACTGGTGTAACTTTAGACCAAACAGAGTTAAATTTAAAAGTTGGCCAAACAGCAACCTTAACACCGACAATTACACCAGATAACGCCTCAAATAAAAAATATCAGTTCCGTTCAGAAAGTGAGGCTATTGGAACTGTAACACCAATTCAAGGGAAGGTTACTGCTGTAGGAGAAGGGACAACGGAAATCGTAGTCACAACAGAAGATGGTAACTTTACCGCAAAATGTACATTAAATGTAACAACAGCAGATTAAAAATAACAGTTTAGGACGACCTTGTCGTCCTATTTTATATGGAGGAATTAAAATGGCAAGTAAATTTCAACAAAAAATTAAATTAATGATTAAAGATGGAAGCAAATATACTACAAAACAATTCACGTCGGCAGAATTTTTACCAGGTTCAGTCATGGATACAGGTACGGATTTACAAATCAGGTTAGAAGAAGCAACAAAAACAAATGATATGGAAGCAATTCGTCCTATTTTAAGAGAATGCTATGACTTTATTGCTGACGTTATTTTTGAAAAACAGTTTACTGGACAAGAATATATTGACGGTATGGATGCTCGTGAATTATTGAAAATTACAGCTCAATTGTTAGGTTCTGTTACTTCTGGTTATGATGCAATTTATTCTGAACAGAAAAAAAAGTAACGGAACTTTTATATCATCCTCATTTTAAGTACACGCCACAATATCGAGAAGCAGAACTAAAAAGTTCGCTTCTTGAGAATGGGTGGACTTTAAATGAGATCGAAAACACAGATTTAAACGAGCTTTTGAAAATTTATGCATTTAAAGATGCTGTAGACGAATTTGAAAATATCAAATATCTTGATGAAAATACTATGTTCTAAGAGGGAGGGGGTACTTTTTGAACAATGAAGACTTAGTCTTAAAAATGATACTGGATGAATCTGGCTTTTCACAAGGATTAAATTCAGCAGTAAAAAAGTTACAAGGCTTTGATGTTGAAGTTGATAGAACAGGACAAAAAGGCGGCCGATCTCTTGGGAGCATATGGACGTCTTTTGTTGGTAACTTTTTAGCTAGCGGAGCAACTAAAATTATCTCTAAAGGTATTGGATTGATTACCAGCAACATCGACGGGGCCATTAATCGTGTAGATACGTTAAATAACGCAAATCGTGTGTTTGAAAATATGGGTTTTTCAGCTGATGAAACATCAAAAACAATGGATAGCTTAAAGAGGAGTATTCAAGGGTTGCCTACACCGTTAGATGGAGCTATTAAAGGTGTTCAATTAATTGCTTCATCAACAAATGACTTAGGAAAATCAGAGCAAATTTTTGCAGCTTTAAATAATGGTATTCTCGGCTTTGGTGGGTCTGCAGAGATGGTAGACAATGCTATTATCCAGCTGTCCCAATCGTTCTCAAATGGTAAAGTAGATGCGCAAACTTGGAACTCAATGATTAACAGTGGTTTGGGTCCAGCGTTGAATGCTTTAGCGAAACAAATGGGGTTAACTGCTGGTCAGATGAAAGAAGGTCTCTCTGATGGTTCAATTTCAGTTGAAGAATTTCAAGACTCTCTAATTAAATTGAATAAAGAAGGCGGAGGAGGTCTTAAATCATTAGAACAGATTGCTAAAGACTCTACTGCAGGTATTAAAACCGGATTGGCTAACATGAAAACTGCGATCGTTCGTGGCGTTGCCAATGTTGTTACTAAAATTGACGAAGGCTTAAAAAGTGCGGGCTTTGGAAGTATTAGTGAAATCATCGCTGATAAAGGGGCAAAGATGGAAGCTGCTTTATCTAAGTTTGCGGAAATGATACCGCCAATGATAAAGACAGTTAAAACATTGTATGATACGTTAAAGCCTTATGCACCGCTACTTGCGGGTTTAGCGGGTAGCATCGGGACGTTAATGCTTGCTAAAAAAGTAAGTGCAGCATTTACAGCTTGGCAAAAAGCAACGGAAGGACTATCAATTGCGCAAGCGATACTTAATTCAACAATGTTAGCAAATCCTTTTGTCGCTATTCTAGCTGCAGTTGTAGGGTTAGTCACAGGATTTATTTATCTTTGGAAAACCAATGAAGGTTTTAGAGATGCTGTTAAAAACATTTGGAAAAACATCCAGGAGGTCATTTCAAGCGCTGCTGATGTAGTTGTAAAAGCATGGAATTCTACAATGGAATTTTTCAGCAATATGTGGGATGGCACAAAAGAAGCTTTTTCAAATGCTGGCACATGGATGAAAGAAGCACCAGGCAATGCAGCCGACTGGGTTAAAAACAAATGGAATGGCACCAAAGAATTCTTTAGTGGACTTTGGGATTCAACAAAAGAAGGTTCAAAAAACACATGGGAAAACATCAAGCAGGGTGCTGCTGATAGTGCAAAAAGTGTTGGAGAGAGTTTTAAAAACGGCTTTGATAATGCGAAAGATTGGTTTAAGGGTATTGGAAAATCAATATCAGATGTTTTCACAACAGCATTTGATTTTGTTTGGAAATATATTGGTCCGTATGTAACAGGAATCAAAAATGCGTTTAAAATGGTTGTTAACGCTATGAAAGCGAACATTGAAAATGTCAAAATGATCGCTGAAAATGTCGTTACCATTCTAAAAAATGTTCTGTTAGCTCCAATACTTTTCATCACATCAATGATTACAGGTGGGTGGGAAGAAGCAAAAGCAAATATGATTGCCGTTTGGGATAATATTGCTGAAGCAGCTCAGACAATTTGGTTCGGGATTAAAAATATCTTTTATAATACGGTTACAGCTATTTCCTATTCAGTTACTTCTATTTTTAATGGATTGATGTTGACAATTAAAAAGATTTGGATTGATGTGAAGTTATTTTTCACTTTACTTTGGATTGATATTAAGTATGGAGCAATCAACGTTTGGATTGAAATTAAATATTCTATTATCGAAACGTGGATAAATATTAAATTTGAAGCAATTAGAATATGGGAAAGTTTGAAAACTTGGTTTTTTGAAACAGTAGAAAACATTAAAAATGGTGTGATCGATGGCTGGAACAACCTAAAACAAGGAACCATTGATACATTTAATGCAACTGTTCAATGGTCAAAAGATACATGGTCCAATTTCAAACAGTGGATTGTTGATACGGCGGTTGGAATAAAAGATGGTGTTGTTCAAACCTGGTATAGAATTAGAAATGGCACAATAGAAACATTCAACAACATGGTTCAAGGTGCTAAAAACGCATGGAATAATCTCACAAGAAGTGTTAGTGATACAGTGTCGAATGTAAAACAAACTTTTGAAGATTTAAAACATGTTGATTTATTTGAAATTGGTCAGAATATTATTCAAGGGCTTATTAATGGCATAACAGACAAGTTTAATAAATTAAAAGAAACAATGTTTAATATGGCTGATAATATTAAAAAATGGACTCAAAAGCAATTAAGAATATTTTCTCCTTCGAGATGGATGCGGGATATGATTGGTAAAAATATCGTGTTGGGTGTCGTTGCTGGTATTGACCAAGAAAAAGGAACTTTGGATAAATCGGTTAAAAAAATGACTGATTTGCCAACGGAATTACCGGATTTTTCTGTCACAGGTAGATATATTAGTCAACAGGAATCTCAAGCATCTAAATCGGATAAGAACAACAGCAATGCAACGACTACCTTTGGTGGTGATACCTTTAACATTAATTTACAAGCAATGGGTGAATTAGATGATAAGCAATTAATGAGCATGGCTCAAAAATTAGTTAAATACATTCAAGTCGTCAAAAATAGAGATAGCGATGCAGTAGGAGGTGCTTTTGGTGGAATTTAAAAGAGGTCAGTTTTTTCTTAATGGAAAACATAGCTCTGAATTCAATGTGTTTATGAGAGAAAGACCTGAACGACTTTCTGCGGGACGTGTAGTAGAGCTGAGAGAACGAATGGGTAATGACTCAATAGCTGTTGATTTTGAGTATTATAAAAATGTAGATCGCACCATTACATGCTATGCGAAAGCAAGAAATTTACAAGAAGTATCTTTCTTAGAAGATGAAATCTCGTTCTGGCTCGATATGGGAAACTACTCAGACTTTATCGTCTATTTTGATGAACATTACATCTATCAAGCCATCGTAACAAGTCCGCCAAAGTTTACAGGAACAAGAAAAACAGGGATTTTAATTCCTTTTGAGTTTACTGTAAGTATCCGACCTTTCAAAAAAAATCGTATTGGCCAATATTGGACAAGTAATCCTAAACAATTAATAAACACAGAAAAATATCCTTCAGAACCTACTATTCAGATTTTGGGTTCTGGGGATATTTCTTTTTTCATCAATAATCAGGAATATGCATTAAAAGCTATAGATGGAGATATCATTATTGATTCAGAAAAACAAGAAGCTTATCGAAAATCAGGTGGAGCGTTTGAAATCTTGGATCATAAAACACTTTTCAAAGATTACCCAATTTTAAAAAGTGGAGAAAATAATTTTCGCTGGACTGGAAAAGTGACAGAGTTTAAAGTTCAGCCTAATTGGAGGCGAAAAGTTTGATTCCAGTTATTTTTAAACCTGGAGAAAAAGATTTTACAACAAACGGCTTAGGACGTCTTATTGATGCGACACGTTGCGAAATCACTGAAGAAGCAAACGGAAAATATGAACTAGAAATGGACTATCCAGCGATNNGNACGGGAGTGGACAACACCCTACACAATGTTTATTGGATCTGATGACTATTTATGAAGAATTTGGTGGATTTGAAGGCTTGAAAGTGGCGATTGTGGGAGATATTACACATTCTCGCGTTGCTAAATCAAATATGCAGTTATTAAACCGTTTAGGCGCTGAAATTTATTTTTCAGGTCCAGAAGAGTGGTACGATCATCAGTTTGATGTCTATGGACAATATGTGCCGCTAGATGAAATTGTTGAAAAGTCGATGTGA